CTTGGCTAGTGCGTGTGTGCGCTAGTGGTAAAACAAAAAGCGTTGGTTACTTTAAAGACTTGGAATTAGCAGGCTTGGTGGCTGACGAAGCCCGTTCTATTTATCACGGCGTTTACGCCAAATAACCCAAAGGAAACATCATGACAACTCAATTTAACTGGTCTATTAACCAACTTGATCGCAACACCTCTAACGGTTTCGTCACCACTGTGCATTACGATGTATCAGCAGTGGACGGCGATCATCTTGCATCTACCTACGGCACTATCGGTTTCACAGGTGACAACCCTGCAACACCTTTTGAATCCCTAACTGAAGCTCAAGTGATTGCATGGGTTAAAGACAAGCTAGGTGAGGCAACTGTAGAGGCTTCATTGGCTGCACAGATTGAAGCACAGCGTAATCCTGTTCAAGCCTCTGGTTTGCCTTGGACAGCTTAATCTTTTAACTAAAATAGTTACACAAAAGTCTTGACAAAGTAGTTAATATAGTATACATTACATTCTTATTAATTACTAGGTTCTCCAAGTGGATAAAGAACTACAAGATTTATCAAAATTCTACGACGATGCCTTCGATATGATGTCCACTCAAGGGTGGAAGGATCTTATGGAAGACATTCTCAGAGTAAAGAATAGCTACGACAAACTATCTTCTGTCACGGAAACACATACTCTAGACTTTCGTCGGGGACAGATGGATATTTTGAACTGGTTATATGGCTTGAAAGAAGCCTATGGGCGTACCTACAAAGATCTTCAAGAGACAGGTGACGTTTAAGCATGTCACGACGTATCTTTGAATTTGTTTGTAAGAACAACCATCGCACTGAAGCTTTTGTAGACGAAGAAGTCCACGCAACTCCTTGTAAGGAATGTGGCTCTGAGGCTATTAGAGTAGTAAGCGCACCTACCATGAAGTTAGAAGCTTACACGGGCTCTTTTCCGACTGCTTATGACGCATGGGATCGAAAGCGATCTGAAAAGATTGCTCAAGAGAAAAAGCAGAACGCAGAGTAACATTTGCTTTTTGTGACAAGCGGACTCATAAGCTGACTATATCAGCCGCAAGGCGTCAGCCGAGTTCTTATTTTAAATATAGATCTCCTAGAACCACATTTATACGTGGCAGGAAAAGGAATTAGTATGTTAGTAGATGAAACTGAAGATAGTACTTTAGGTGAACTCGACGTAGTTGAACAACTCACCGCACCGCCCAAGATTGAAGAAGATCACGCTAGTGCAGACACAATCCCTGAGAAATACAAAGGGAAGTCAGCGCAAGAGATTATTCGGATGCACCAAGAGGCTGAAAAGCTCATTGGTAAACAGGCACAAGAAGTTGGCGAGGTTCGTAAACTTGCTGATGAATTGTTGAAACAAAGTCTATCAAACAATAAACCTGCTGCACCTACTGAAGTAGAGCCTGAAATTGACTTCTTTGAAGATCCACAGAAGGCAATTCGTAATTCTATTGACAAGCATCCCGATGTTCTAGCAGCACGACACAGTGCTCAAGAGTTTCGTAAGATGCAGATTCAGCAGAAGTTAAATCAGAATCATCCTGACTTTGGTAATATTGTTCAAGATCCTGAGTTTGCGGAGTGGGTAAAACAATCTCCCGTCCGTCTTGGGTTGTACGCAAAAGCCGATGGTGAGTTTGATTACGATAGCGCTAACGAATTGTTGTCCACTTACAAGCAGCTTAAGCAAATTAAGACGCAGCAAGTGGAGACCAAGGGTAAAGAAGTACTGAAGCAGAACTTAAAAGCTGTAGCAGTAGATACCGGCGGTACTGGTGAATCATCGAAGAGAGTGTATCGTAGGGCCGACCTTATTCGGCTACGAATGAATGATCCGGATCGTTACGAAGCTTTGGAGCCTGAGATCAGAGCTGCTTACGCTGAGAATCGAGTTCGGTAATTGGTTAAATTAATTAATTGTAATACTAGGAGTATTTAAAATGGGTCTCGGAACTAATCACGTCACAGTCACCACCGCAGCAACGTTCATTCCAGAAATTTGGAGTGATGAAATTGTAGCTGCTTACAAAAAGAACTTGGTTGCAGCTAACCTCGTCAAGAAAATGAGCTTCAAGGGTAAGAAAGGTGACACAGTTCACATTCCTAGCCCTACCCGTGGTTCTGCTTCTGTCAAGGCTGCATCAACTCAAGTTACTTTGATTGCTGCAACTGAAACTGAAGTTAACGTGTCTATCAACAAGCACTATGAATATAGTCGCATGATTGAAGACATCGTCGAAGCTCAAGCTCTGTCGAGCCTGCGTTCATTCTACACAGATGACGCTGGTTACGCCTTGGCTAAGCAAGTGGACACTGATCTGATTCGCTTGGGTCGTTTGTCTCAAGGCGGCGCGGGTGCTCGTTACGCAGGTGCTTTCATCGGCTCTGATGGCTCTACAGCTTACGACTACACCACTGACAACCAAGCTGCTTTGACTGACGCTGCAATTCGTCGTTCTATTCAGCGCTTGGATGACTCTGATGTGCCTATGGACGGTCGTTTCTTCATCGTGCCTCCATCGACACGTAACACCCTGATGGGCTTGCCTCGCTTCACTGAGCAAGCTTTCGTGGGTGAACAAGGTGCAAGCAACACTATCCGTAACGGTGAAATCGGTGATGTGTACGGCGTTAAAGTGTACGTGTCTACCAACGCTGACACTGCTAACGACGCTAACGATGGTTCGGGTACAGCTCAAGCGGCCCGTATCGCACTGATGGCTCACAAAGATGCCTTCGTGTTGGTCGAGCAAGTTGGTATCCGTTCACAGACTCAGTACAAACAAGAATACCTCGGTACTCTGTTTACTGCTGACACTCTGTACGGTGTTGCTGAACTGCGTGACTACTCCAGCGTTGCCTTGGCAGTGCCTGCTTAAGAGTAAATAGACTGAAGGGGCTTCCTCAAAGCGTCACAAGCGCTCAAAGGGAGGCTCCTTTGGTCTATCTACACTTGGACTAACACTACCATGTCAGCTACCTTTAAATGTCTTATTAGTGGTAACACAGTTACCTTTATCCATCAAGTCGATATTGACTCCATGAAGGACAATACTGGCTATGTTCGAGTAGAAACAAATCCTGTTGAAGTTGCTCCCGAAGCTCCTAAAAGGGCTGGTCGTCCTACCAAGAAGACTGAAGCTGCTGAGGTTCACTAATCATGGAAGACGTTTCAGCTCGTGAGTTTGGTAGGTTAGAGGCTCAGGTAGAGTCTCTCCAATGTGAAGTACAAAGCCTAAGCAAAGACGTTAAGAGCCTTCTAGAGCTTGCTAATAAGTCTAAAGGTGGTTTCTGGATGGGTATGACCATTGCCTCGTTTGTAGGCGCTGCCGTAACATTCTTCATGGATAGATTATTTAAGTAATAAGGACATAGTATGGCAACCAAGAAACAAACAAATAAGATGGGTAAGGTCATGGGTGAGTACAAAGAAGGTACTCTGCATAGCGGCAAGGGTGGCCCTGTAGTTAAAGACAGGAAGCAAGCTGTTGCTATTGGTATGTCTGAGGCTATGATGCCTCAACGTGGTCAGCGTACCCTGAAGAACAAGGCTAAAAAGAAGTAAGTATGGCATTACCTTCTTATCTTACCTTGGTGAATGACGTCTTAGGACGTCTTCGTGAGCCTACTGTTACTTCTGTCAATCAGAACACAATGAGCTTGCTTGTCGGCAAGTTCGTCAACGACGCCAAGCGTGAGATTGCTGATGCCTACGATTGGGATGCCTTTAACACCTCTATTACAGTTCCTACTGTAGCTAGTCAATATACTGGTTACAGCTTGACTGGTGCAGGTACTAAGTTCAAAGTAACCAACGTCCTTGACATCACTGACTACGGTTCTCTGCTCCCTACCACTGTTGACGCTATTGAGCGCCGTGTATTCAGCACAGCTAACCCTCAGAATGCAGACCCTAGTGAATACGCCTTTAGTGGTGTAGACACCAACGGGGACAGTCAAGCGATGTTTTACCCTATTCCAGTAGGTGTCAATAACATTCGTTTTAGCTTGATCGTGCCAGAAGAAGATTTAGTTAATGATGGCGACACAACTAAGCTCCCTAAAGATCCTATTGTCTTGATTGCTAAGGCACTGGCTTTGGTTGAACGCGGTGAAGACGGCGGATTGAGTAGTTCAGAGGCCTACGCAATTGGCAAGAAAGCTTTGGCTGACGCTATCGCTATTGAGCTTGCTCGGTCTCCTGAAAATGAAATGTGGCGTCCAGTATAATGTCTCAGCAAATACAAGCTTACGCTATTAACGCTCCGGGGTTTTTCGGATTAAATACTCAGGACTCATCTCTTGATCTGGTATCAGGCTTTGCTTTAACAGCTACTAACTGCGTTATTGACCAGTTTGGCCGTATTGGTGCTCGTAAAGGGTGGACAAGGGTTAATAGCTCTTCAGGTACTTTGAGCACAGCTAACGTCAAGTCTATCG